CTCAGAAGATCCGCGGCGACTGGTTGCGTGATCGGAACGAAAAGCGGCAGGCAGAGGCCGCGGGAGGCGCAAACTAATGTCTTTCGGACCGTCAGTCCAGGGAACGCTCGGAATGGACGTTTCGCAGGTCCACAAAGACCTCGCGAAGGCGAAGGAGGAGTTTCGCAAGTTCGGGAGCGAGATCGAAAACCAAGCCGGAAAACACGGCGAAGGCGCCGGTGCGAAGTTGGCCGAGGCCCTGGGGCACAAACTGACCGGATCCCGGCACTTGGCCGGCGCCCTGGCGACCGGTCTCGGCCTAAATATCGAAAAAATCAGCGAGGGGATCGCCGAGGCCATCGTCGGCGGATCAAAAGAAGGATGGAAGCAGTCGATCGAGATCGCGAAAGAGAACGCTTCATTGATCGAGAAGATCGTCGAACTTCACCTTAACCCGAAGCAACTCCAAGAAAAACGAGAGAAGGATTTGACCAAGGCCATCCGGGAAGCGGACGCGGCCGGGAAGGAAACGCACGAATCGACGCTTCATAATATTCTTTCGCGCGCCATTGGCGGGGCCGCAGGCAAACAATTTGGAAGCAATGTGCTCGCGAAATTTGGCTTTGGTGACGACGATGCGACCAAGCTCCAAAAGACCAACGAGGCGCAAAACAAAATCCTCGAGGCGCAGGCTGTCGTCGAAGAAGACAAGAAAAAGACGAAGGAGCAGCTCCTCGAGATCGACCGGCAAATTGAAGACTCGGAGGAAAAACAGGGAACGACCACGGAACGCGCCGAAAAGGTCGGGCAGCGGATCAATAAAATCTGGATGGAGTTGCGCAATTCCAACCTGACCGAAGTCGAAACCGCGAAGAAGAAGCTCGAGCTTCATGAAAAGCTGAATGAGCTCGGCGAGCTCGCGAAGAAATATCAAACCGAAGAACAGGCCCGGGCGGCTGTGTTGCTGGCGCTGGATGAAAAACGGTTTGCCCTCGGGGAAAAACGCCTGGCGCTCACGGCCGACGAAAACAAAATCAAAGATAAATCGAAACTGACGATCGGTGAACTCGCCAACATTCAGGGCGGCGCGACGGACGACTTCGCCAAAGCGCAGGAAGAATCGGAAAAGCGGCGCAAAGAGGCGTTTTCCTTTGGCGCGGACGTCAACCTTTCACCGGCGCAAGAGGCCGCGCGCGACAAAGCGAAGCAAGTTCAGGACCTCGAAAGCCAGGCCGAGGCCGCGCGCCTCGCCGGCAATCAGGACAGCGCAAAAAGTTTGACGGCGCAGGCCTCGGGCATGCGTGATGATCTTGTTGCGGGCGGCTTCACCAAATCGACCGAAGGCGACCCGATGAAAGAACTCCGCGAACAGATCGCCAAAGATAACCAGGCGATCAAAACCATCCTGACCGAGATCAAGACGATCGAGGCCGGACGCTACGTCAACACCCCCTAATGGCCGCCATTGGAACACCTCTTTTCGATGCGAACATCGATGACCCTTTCGAATGCGAGGGCAGTCCGCAGATTTCCACGGATGAGGTCACGCGCGCGACGATGATCACGCGCATGTATTGTCAGAAAGCCATCAACTATATTCCGCTGATCCAGGGTACGAAGGATTATCTTTATCCCAATGCCTTTCTGATCAACGAACAGACGACCCAGCATGCGGGACCGGTGATTTATTTTTCGAGGAATTATGCCCAGATTCCGTCAACCCGGGTCGAACCGCTTTTGATCAGTTTCACCAATCCCGGAAAATCGGCCGTGCAAATCTCGCGGATCAGCGGCCGCCCAATTGGATGGGATAAATATGGTGGCTTGGCTCCTTCTACCCAGCAATTACTTGCCCGGGTGACTTTCACTTACGCCCGGCAATTATATCCGACCCAAGTCCCCGCAACGCTGTTCACGCTTCCAGCGCTTTCGAATGTAACCTATCTCGGCGCGGTCGTCGATTTTACCGGTCAGGTTTATGTCAATGTCGGCAACGAAACAGTGTCATCGGGGCCGCCGGCGATAATCGAAAACCGATGGCAGTTGCAAGGCGCGACGGCCGGATTCGTTTCCGGGAATTGGATCGTCGCCCGCAATATCCGGCGGTGGCGCGGGAATATCTTCGAACTCGAGGTAATCAGTCTCGACAGTTACTTCCTGCCGTGAAAATCCCCCGCCTGACAGCGGGCGGCCGGCCCACCTTCTTGGAAGCTGCCTTCGCGAATCGCGTCATTGATGCGGTTAACGCCATCGGAAACGCGACGATCACGCCGGCCGGATCTGGCACGGTGAAATCTGGGGAAAAAAACCTGATTATCGACCTTTCTCCGCTCGTCGCCCAAATCAAGGCCATTTCCGAGAACGGCAATTCATCGTCCGCCATTACGAACGTGACTCAGAACATCACTAATATTTATAACAATATTACGACGATCAATAACCAGATTTCGGGCATCATTGGCGCGCTGCAGGGTGTTCAGATTTCCTGCGATCCGGACACCTCGCAAATTACTATAACGTTCCCGGGAATTTAAAGCCATGAGCTCGGCGACTACTCCGAATCCTTGCGGATGCTGTAAGCGCGCGCCAGTGCCATGCAGCCTCACCTGTCAGTCAAAAACCGGGTTCGCCACACTTTGCGGATTCAGCGAATTCACCAATGCAAGCGATCCACCCAAAAAATATAAAATACTGACCGCCAGCGGATCGCTACGACAGAGGACATATGGCATCGGGGATTTCACTTGCGCGGGCGGTACGTTGAGCGACGTCACGATCAATTATAGTGGGTCGGGAATTTATACGCCGTTACCAACAAGTTGCCCGTCGCCGGATTGCAGTTCTTTAGTAAACGCGAATTGTGGAGCAGCCCAGAACCCAAGTTGCAGCACCCAATCTAATACTGCGACCACTTCCTCGGCTATCGGCAACGGATGCGTATGCCAAACCTCTGGACGTGGATATAATGTCACCGGCACGTGGACGAATTCACTCTCCAGTGAGGACACCGAAGACGATGCCGCGAACCGGGCGGCCAGTGCAATAAGTTCGTGGTCGGATTGTTCAGGCGGCAGCAGCGCCTATCTCACCGATCGCACCGGGACGGGCAGTTTTACCTTCGGATTTAGAAACATACAGATTAAGGCCAATTGGACGGCAGTGATAGGGAAAACCTATAATGTTCAGATCAATTTCGCCCGCCGATTGCTCGGAACGAGCGATCCCTACATTGATCTAGGCATGCCATTTGAAAGCACGATTACGGCTGATCGAATCGATGAGTCGACCGATTGGGTCGATGTGCCAAATGAAGCCGGATGGGAAACGATCGCGTCAGGTTGTCTGGTGGTTCTTTCTCCCTAAGCACATGGGAAAAGTAATAAAAAGCGGATATGTCGGCCAGCCCCATGCCCATTTGACAGGGCCGACCGGGTTACGCGGCAATCTCGCGCAGGCGCCAGCAAATGCCGGCGCCGCAGTCCATCCGCCACAAATTAATGGATATCCGCTTTGGTCTGAATTGCATCGCCGCGCATTGACGCATCAAGGTGAAGATTCGGTTTGGCTCGCCGCGTTTGCCAGGCGTTTACCATGTGGAGATTGCCTGAATCATTGGTTTTTGATGTCACGCCGGACGCCCCCGGATTGGACAAAATATTTCTCTTGGACGGTCGCGCGTCATAACGAGGTGAACGCCCGGATCGGAAAGAAGCCGATTTCAGACGCGGAAGCCCTGGCAATCTGGGGTTAGGGCCGTGGACATGGGGGGCAATAGTAGCCGGCTCGCCCCCTTCATTTAATGTCCACTCAACTTTTCGTAAATGTAAACGCCTCGTCGATCGCTTCCGCCTTGGTGCGGGCGGTTGACAATATGTCGCCGATTCCGTTCCCCCAATTGGTGATCGGCGACGGTCGGCAATATGAGCTCTATTTTGTCGACGGGACCGGCAATTTCGCCGCGTTCAGCGGTAACGCCGGGTACATTCCTTATATCGCCATCGGCGAATGCGGATTTCCGACCGGCGGTACAGCGATTTGGACTTGGTCGGGACATTCGACTGGCGCCCTTGCCTATAATATCAGCCCGGCGGCGCTGCAGACCGCCCTCGAGGCATTGTCCGGGATCGGCGCCGGGAATATCGCTGTCGCCGGCGTCGCTGGCAAATATTACGTCGTTACGTTTCAAGGCACCTTGGGCGGGGCAGCACAGCCGGAAATCACGGTCAACTTTGCGGCTCTTACTCCCGCTTCGACCGTGGAAATCTCGACGGTCGTCACCGGCGCAAGCGGCATCAACGCCGTGCAGCTCGCCACGCTGGCGGAAAACCCGATCACCTTCGCCGACGACTGGACGACAATCGCGAATGGTTGGACCGGACAACTTTCGACCCGAACCCTGGAAATCTTCCAGGCGTTTGTCGCGGCCGGGAACATCATCAATGATACTTTTCAAATCACGGTTGGCGATCCGCTCGGCGTTCGGACGACCTTCCTGAAGATCTCGGCTCAAATTCAGTGCACGATCATCAACCCGGAAAGCTTCGCCGGCGCTGACAAACCCCTGCTCGCAACTCAGGCGGCTTTGAATGCCGCGGTGCTCGGACAGAATAATTTCGCTCGATCGGCATTTTCGAGCACCGCGGCGGGGAATACCGATATTCCCAAGAATTCGACCTGCCGGCATTTGACCGCAGTGATCACCGTTTCCAACGGCCCGGGGACCCGGACATTCTCCTTGCTCGGAACGGGCGCGGTCGCGGGCGATACGATTCTTGCTGTTCTTCTCCCGGATACGACCGCCGGCAACCTGCTCGAGATATTCAATGCTTCCCCGGCCGGGACTTTGCTCGCTTCAATCACAACGGATATTTCAGCGCGGCCATATTTTGTTATGGTGAATTGGAACGGGACCGCGTGGGAAATCGATTTTGATAGTTCTCTGCTTTTGCCGAAGAACGGCAATCTTTCCGGCCTGGCGGATACCCACATTGCGAAAGCGAACCTGAAAACAATATTCGCGAACAGTGATCAGAAGACCGCTAATTTTACAGTTACGGCTGATGATGAGGGAAAACTTTTCCAAGTGGATTCGTCCGGGGGGGCGGTCGCTGCAACTCTTCCGAGTGCGGCGACGGTCGGCGACGGGTTTCTCGTCGCGGTGCAAAAGATCGAACCGTCGACCCAGATCGTCACGACGATTCCGGCGACAATCTCGCTTATCAGCGGCGGCCAAACAGCTCTTTTGAGATCAAACGGCGCGGCTTGGGTCGTCGTTCTATTTTACGATCCGGAGTCAACGGCGCCATCGGCGCTATCAGTGATTCAAAACCGTTTCGACATTACGGCTTTGACCGGAAGCGGGGCAAACGTCCTGATAAATATTTCGACCGCCGGCGGGGTGACTCCGGTCGGGACTTCGATCCTCGTTGCGGCCGGTACCGGCGGCGCATGGGTATTGATGAGCGGAACTGATGCCGAAAGCGTGAGCAAACTTCGGCCGGCCGATTACGATCCCGCATTGAACCCCGTTTTCTGGCAACTGTTCGCCCGTTGCATTCCTCCCTTCATGACTCAGGGAGATTTACTTTATTTTGATGGCGCAAATATCGTTTCCCTTCCGAAGGGAACGGCCGGGCAACTTCTCGCCGTAAATACCGGCGCCACCGCGCCCGTATGGATCGACTCGGGCAAGTCGACGACGAATGCGCAAACCATGACCTCGGGCGATTCCGTGATCACGCCGGTCTCTTCCATTCATTCCGAAGTTGTGACAGTCGCAGGGGCGGCGCGCACAAGCAATTTACTCGTACAGACCGGCCAAGCCGGATGGATAACAAAAATCCGGTTTCTTCTTCCGGCGACGGCCGGTATCATCATCAACATCAAAGATGCGGATAGCGGGGCCATTCTTTATACCGCTAAATCAGATGATGGCGGGGGATCCGCTCATAATGAATATTTTGAGATCCTTTGGACCCTCGCGAGCCCCACAACCACTTGGAGCAAATTATTCAACGTCACCCCGATTCTTTAACATGAAAAAAATAATCTTCACTCTGTTCTTCTTCCCTCTGGCAATTCTCGCCACTCCGCAAAACGTCCAAAAGGAAGGTGGCGCCTTGACCGCGAATTTGAATGTTCCGACCGGAGTCACGATTGCCGCTACCGGTTCAGGAGTAATTCAAGCGACTTCGCTGCTCGGTTTAACTCTCCCCTCATCTGGAACCCTTGCAACTCTTGCGGGAGCGGAAACGCTGACGAACAAGACTCTGGGCAGTACAATTTCTGTCACAGCTTCGATTACTTTCACCGCGGGCGTGAAGCAGACATTTGCCCCGAACACGACAACGAGCGGCCTAAACGTGGGAAGCTTTGCGGGTGCTCCATCATCATTAGCCAATGGAGACATTTTTTATGATACGAGCGCCAATCAACTAAAAGCGCAGATCAATGGCGCTACTGTCGCCTTGGGAGCGGGCGGGGGAAGCGGCAGTCCCGGCGGTTCAAATACAAACGTCCAATATAATTCTTCGGGCAGCTTTGCCGGATCGGCAAATTTCATCTATGCGTCAAGCGTTCTAGGTCTGATCAATGGCCTTTCGGCCAACACCAGCGGCGACGGGCTTACAGTTTCGAACACAACGACGGCCAGTTCTGGCAATCAGCTTTTCTCCCCTCGCCTTGTCCTGGATGGGCAGGGATGGAAAACCACGGCGACCGCAGCCTCGCAGGATGTGCGATTCGCGATCGAAACCCGGCCAGTGCAAGGGACCACGAATCCAACCGGTAATTTTGTGGTCAGTTCGAACGTGAATGCCGCCGGTTATTCTGATCGCTTCACGGTCGATACCACCGGGACGGCTTACTTGGGCAGCACCACGGCTGGAAAAATGTCCAGCACGTCCGGATCTTTCGACATCGTCGCGCAAGGCACGAATCAAAATATCACGCTGACCCCGAGCGGCACAGGTGCCATGGTTGTGCCGCTAGTCAACATAGGGACGCTTGTGTCGGGGATGTATGCCGGCGCGCTTAATATTACCGGTACGAGCGACGGCACCACCTACATAATGGATCATCGCTCTGCCGGTAACGCGTTTGGGCCAGGATATGCCGGCGGAAAATCGTGGGGAACACCATCCTCTCCGACCGCTACACAATCGGGTGATCAACTTTCGATTTTTGCCGGGGGCGGTTACGGCACCTCGTGGAATGAATTCGCTGGATTGATGGGTATATTTGCCTCTCAGACATGGACCGGATCTGCCAACGGCACCGAATATCGATTCGGAGTGACGCCAAATGGCAGCACCACTCGCAGCTATAAAATGGTTTTGACCAACGCCGGATTTTTGCTCGTCAACACGGCGACGGATGATGGGGTCAACGCACTCCAGGTGAACGGAGCGGCGAAAGTGTTCGGATCAACCTCCAGCACGTCCACGACCACCGGTTCACTGATCAACGCCGGCGGCTTCGGCAATGCGGGTGCATTGTTCAATGGCGGAATCATTTCAATCGCGTCCACCACCGATTCCAGCAGCACAACGACCGGCTCGCTGATTACGGCCGGCGGCTTCGCGGTGGCCAAAAAATCATTCTTCGGTGATGCGATTTCTATCGCTGGCACGGCGACCACGTCCGCGCCTGTCGGCGCAACGGCCGGAGCGTGGAAACTTGGTTCGCTGGTTACAGGCCTGACCTTGACGGCCAATCTCACTCAGGCCGTTTACATCGATATCGGCGGAACGGTTTATAAGTTGATCACCGGAAGCTGATCCGACTCATTCGAGAACATGAATGTGAAAATACTTCTTATGATCGCCCTGGCCTCGGCCGGGGCTTTGCGCGCGGAGACGTTGAAACTCGCGGTCAAAGATACTTTGGCGCTCAACGCGTCATTAACCGCTCTCGACGGTTTTGATCGCGAAATAAGTCAGGGGAAGGACCTCCCGTCGAAGATCATCCGCGGAGGATATTCCTTTAATGCAAAAACCGCTTGGGCGATCGCGGACGACCTGGCCGAAACGAAGCGCGCGCAAGAAAATTACGATTCGGCGCGGCTCGCCGCGATCAAAGAGATCAGCCCGGACGGCACCGGCGACGCGATCGACAAAAGCCCGGCGCTCGCAGCGAAGTTCTCGGAAAAGATGCGCGCGGTTCTGGATCTGGTGAAACCGATCAATCTCACCCTGATTTCCCGGGACGATCTGAATCTTGAGGTAAACAAGATGATCCCCGGAAGCGTTCTCGCGGGACTTGCTCCCGTCATTCAAAAACCATAAACGTTGAAGATCATGAAAACCAAATCGTTCGCCTCGCTCTTTTTTATTCTCGCGCTTTTTGGCGCTTCGGCCGGCGTTGCCTTTGCTGACGCTGTCACTTTGGGGACCAATGTCACGATGACCGCAACGGCGGACGGAACCGCGCCATTTACCTATCAATGGACGAAAGCCGGCGTGAATATTCCCGGCGCCACGAATGCAATTTTAACGATCGCGTCCTTTGCCGCGACGGATGCGGCAACCTATGGGGTCACGATCAGCAATTCGGCCGGAAGCATTTCGACGACCGCCGTTCTCTCGCAAGAAATTATCGCCCCTTCGAATCCGAAGATCGGCATCGTTCAAAAGGTCATTTCGTGGATTCGAGCCTTTTTTAAGAACTTCGTTTGATCCTTCGTCCCGGGAACCGCACGCCGCATGAAAGACACGTCCAAACAGCCAGCACTTGCCGCACTTCGTCACCTTCTCACGGTTACCGGCGGGATTGCGATCACTCACGGATACATGACGCAATCCCAGGCGACCGAGCTCGCCGGCGTGATCCCGCTTATTGCCGGCCCCCTCTGGGATATGGCGGATGAATGGTTGACCGCTCGCCAGGTGCAAGACGATGAACGTTTGAACCTCGCCGTCGCCGCCGCCGTTTCAAAAGCGCTCGCCGATCAGAAATCTTTGCCAGCATCGGGCGCCCATGCGTCCGCAACCCTGCCGGCAACTTAACCCGCAAGAAAACATCATGAACCGTAACAAAAACCTCCTCGTCGTCGGCCTTTCGGCCCTCTGTTTTGCTTTCATTCCTCTTTTCACCGGTTGCGGTTCTCCCGCGCAAAATATCGCAACCGGAACTTTTTTGGGGGGCAATGGATTCGCGACCTATGAGCTCGACAGCAATCCCCTTTCCCTGAAAGGCCTGCAGGATTTCGCCGAGGCGCTTCCGTTAATCCCGCTCGGCAAAGTGACTCCGTTTCAAATGGGCGTTCTCAATGCAGAAATAGAACCACTGAAAGCCGCCGCGGCGGTAGATACCAAAAACGCTGCCGTTTATAATCAAATCGGATCTCTGATCAGTGCAGCGTCCCAAGCGAATGCTGGGGCAACCGGAGGGAATCCCACTGTCAACACGGGGATTGCGATCGCCGCACTGACTGATTTCGCCAACGGGATAAATCATGGGATTCAATTTTGGCAAGGCCAGCAATCGACGATTGCTCCCATTACGAAGTAACGCATCCCCGAGCGAATTCTCCGCTGTGATTCCTTCCTCTGATTCCGATTCCCCTTTTGTGCCGGCGCGCGAGCCGACACCGGAGGAAATTTTGCTTCGGAGGTTGGATAAACAGGCGCGATCGATGGCGAATCTTTTTAATTTGGGAAAGATGCTGTTCGGATCAATCATCGTGATCGGTGGAATGATCGTAAGCGTTGCGATCTGGGTCACGAAGACTGATGCCGAAGGAGAAACAACCCGGCAGAATGTGGCAGCTTTGACGGCGGCTCGCGCGGATTCCCTTAAGGAGTGGTCGCAATGGCGAACGACGACCGATTCATTTATTGCCCGATTGATCGCGCTGGAAGAAGCTCAGCAACGTTCGATTGAACGCCTCGAGCAGATCAACAGGCAGGATCGGCGATGATGGAGCGCGAAGAATTTTATCAAATCAAGCCGCGCGGGTTTGCATTTCTTCGCTGGTTTCTGACCCTTTTGATCGTGATAATCTCAATCACTTTAGGGCTTTTCTTCATGCTCATCGGGAAATGTTCCACGCGGAACAATCGCCCGGAGATTGCCTCGATCGGGAAAATAATTCTCGACAAGTAGAGGTCCGGGCGCTTTTGGTCTGCTCAGTGGTTGGCCTTCTGCCGATCCAGAGAACTTGAATTTGAATTATGGCAACTCCTACCGATGAGCGTTTTCCCGAAGGCCTGCGTCCGGCTCCATTGCTCCTTCGCCCGTCGCCCCTGGTGATCAAGCTGGCCCGGATCCTGAAGGAAATAAATTCGGTCCCGAAAACCGGGTACAATTCGTTTCATCAATACGATTATATCACGTCTGATGACCTGATGAACGCGATCCGGACGAAGCTCGCCGACGCCGGAATTTTCGTGATGACCTCGGTCGAATCCCAATCGATTCGCGAAGTCGTCGCCGAATCTTCGACGAATCCGGATAAAGCGAAGCGTAGTTTCCTGACCGAAGTTTCCCTTCTTCACACGTTCATTGACGGCGAGAGCGGCGACAGCTTTTCGGTGAAGTCGCAAGGGCAGGGCGCCGACGTCGCCGACAAAGGCGGATACAAAGCCATCACCGGCGCGATGAAATATTTCGTCTATAAATGCTTTTTGATCGCGACCGAGGAAGGCGGCGACGAGCTCAACAAGACGCGCCGGCTTGCCGATTCCGGGCAGCAACCGGCGCCCGATCAAGCCGTGCAAACAAAGGCCGCAACCGTTGCCAAACCCGCCGCGGCCGCGCCGGGCAAACTCAATTGGCGAGAAGTCGCGATTCACTTCGGGACGCAATACAAAGGCTTCAAACTTGGCGACATGGGGAAGGAAGAGCTCACGAACTGGTTTAAATGGGCGCCCAATCCAAAATACCGGAAGTCCGCGGCAGACACTCTGCTCGAGGCGGCGCTCGTCGAGGCGAAAAAGGAAATGGGACTATGAGCACGCCGACGAAATCCATGTGTGAAGGTTGCCGTAATAATTTCTACAATGGGAACAACGATCTCGGCGTGAAAGAGTGCTGGTCGTTCAAGACCGCGACGGTCTGCACGCGCTTTCGGCTTTCGATTCATACCCCGATGAATATCCGCGAGGCGTACAAGAAACGGAAAACCTTGAATTGCTTCAGTGAAAAGGGATTCGTTCACCTCACGGGAATTCCACACTACGCAACACTCGGCGGGAAATAAAATTTTTATGATCAAAATGATTCTCTTCTTCATGGTGATGATCCCCTTCCTTTTGATCGGATTCATCTGCTCTTTCGTCTGGTATTCCCTGACGACCGGGTTTTTTGCCGGGAGCACCATTTTCGAAAACCTCGGCACTTCGATGGCTCAAAATGTCGAGAAATACACCGCCAATAAGGCGGCGCGCAAATCATGACCTTATATCACTTCACCTCGCGGAAACACATTCCATTGATCCGGGCGCAGGGATTGACGAAGGGCGTCATCCCATGGAATCTCGACAAGCTTGATCGGGTTTCAATGGTGGGCGGATGGCAATGGACCACGATCAATGGCGATTTCATGCAGGAATGGGCGAGGCCCCAACCACATTCCCACCTTCCCTTCCGGCGCGATGAATGGCGGATTACGATTGCGATTCCGCCGATCGCCCTCGATCGCGTCGTTCCCTGGCCGCTCATGGCGCGAAAATATCACCCCGATTCCGAGTCCTTTTTAAATTCCTTTCCCGGGAATCATTATTGGCGGCTTGTCTCCGGACAAATCCCGCCGGCGTGGTTCGTCGAGATCGTTCAGAACCCAAACCGCGAAAGCGTCATCAACCCATCACACAACTGATCCCCATCCATGGACATCAACGAACCGATTTTAATTCAATATCAAGGCGGGATCGCTTTCGGCGTGATCCGCAAGCGGATCGTCACGACAGACGAGAACGGAGAAAGCACCGTTTTAGACTGCGAGATTTTTCGCCAATTGTTGGACGGGGAAAAGAAGATCCCGACGCCCGTTTTGCAGAACTTTCCCGAGGTCCAAGCGATCCCGCTTAATTTATTCTCTCAATACGGCAGAGCGAAAACCTTTTGGGAATCGACGGACGGCTTTCAATGGGCGATCCACCGCGCCGGGGAATTAGAGGATCAAAAAGAAGCGATCGAAGTTGCGCGACATGGACCGGTCGAAGTGCGCTCGCCGGCGTGTGAACTCGACAAAGACATTTCCCTTTAAACCCTAATCCCATGCGCCTCACCTCAATTTCCGTTTCGAACTTCAAAGGGCAAAGCTTCGCCCGAAACCTTTCTTCCCTGAATATGGTCATCGGGGAAAATTGGGTCGGAAAGACGACCCTGACCGATGCAATCCGGCTTCTTCTCGTCGGCTACCTGCCCGAGCTCGGCAAGGCGAAGACGTCAAAACTCATGAGCGGCCGGGAAATGCTGCTGCGTGGAGTATTCGACACCGGCGAAACCATCACGAGAAAATGGTTCGTCTCGGGCGATTCGATCAAGTCGGGCGCAATCGTCCCCCCAACGATCGAGCAGTTCGCCGGCATGAATGTGATGCTCAACGCCGACGAATACTTTGCGAAGAGCGACCGGGAGCGCGTGGACTATGTCACCGCGATGATTCCGATGGATGCCGACGAGTGGTCCCCGATCGTCGTTCAAGAGAAGATTCGGCAATCTCTCGCCTCGCCGGATCCGGAAGCCGGTTATACGCCGGCCGACGTGGAAAGTTATCTGGCGAAGCTGGACGACGTTTGCACCGAAGCCGGGTTTGAGAACCCTCAGCAATTCGTCGCCCTGGCCATCGAATCGACGAAGACCTTCGCCAAGGAATCGGCCGACCTCTCCGACAAGATGCAACGGACAATTCAGGGCCTCGCCTATTTGCGGGCCCAAGATGAGACCGGCGGCGCGTCGATTTCGTCGATCGAGCAGCAAATCGGATTACTCGAACGCGAGCTGGCCGAACTCTCCCAAAAGAAAGGCGTGTTTATCGGGTCTTACGACGCGATCGTGAAGGCCCGCGAGCGCCGCAAATACCTCAAAAAGGAAATCGAAGCCGGCGCGAAAGACCGGTTGTTCATGGCGGATCAAAACGCCTCGAAAAATGCCGGGGAGGATGCGCTTTCAAAACTGGCGGTCCCTGGCCTGGATGCTCTCGGCGTGATGGCCATCGAAAACGCCAACCTATTAAGCGGTGCGAAATCCATCCGGATCCAGATCGATTCCCATAAAAAGACAGTCAAGGAACAGGAAAAGGCCCTGCAGGATTTGGACGCTGCGCCGATTTGCCCATATTGCGGGGCAACTGGCGACAATTGGAAGATGCAACGGGCCGCCGAACTGGTGATTTCGATCGAAGGATTTTCGGATAAAGTGGCGGAACTTGTGAAAGTCGAAGAACATGCCTTGCAAAAGTGGCGTGACGCTGTGGCGGCATGGTCGGCCGCGAATCAGGTTCAGACCCAGGCGGATACCCTCTCCCGACAAATTTCGGTCGCTACGCGCGAAATTCACCGTCTTACGGGCCTGATATCGCGACTCGACACCCTGAACGCCGAGCTTGATCAACTTCCGGCTGAGGATGCGCTTCTTCAGCAACAGGTCGACGACGTGCAAACCTCGATCAATGTAAAAACCGACTCGCAGCGCAATTTGAAGGAAGTTCACCGAAAGGCCATGGCACGCGCCGGCGATCTGCAGCGCCTGGCCGAGGCCGAGGAGCAGAGGGACGAAGCGAAGCGCGAAATCGAAGTGATCAAGGGCGCAACCGTGGCCTTGCGGGAAATTCAGGCCCAAATGGTCAGCGATGTCTTCGTTCCGCTCCTCAACAAGGCAAACGCCCTTTTCGGGGACATGCTGCGCTCACCGCTCAGTTACAAAGCCGGCGAGATCGGAACCTGGCGGGATGGTCTTTGGGTCGCTCACAACACCTTTTCCGGTACCGAGAAGGCCCTTGCATATGCTGCGATTCAAATAGCCCTTTCGGCTTCCTCGCCTTTCGGCGTCATGATCCTGGACGAAATGGGGCGGATATCGGATGCAAACCTTCCGCGGGTGCTCTTCCGAATCGATCAGGCGCTGAAGGCCGGCGATTTGAATCAGTTCGTCGGGATCGATGTCGGCCGGGAAGTGCTTTATCGCGCTGCGATCGACGAGCTCGGCGCGCAGAACAATCTCGAGAATATCACCTACCAATTTGACGTCATCACGGGTTAATCCCTGATGGCGTTCGTCGGGGTTTCCCCGATGCAACAGGAGAGAACTTGAAAATGAACATGACTGAAGAAACTCAAAAATTAGCGGCGGCCGCTATCCGTCACACGTTGCAAACGATCATTTATGATCCCCGCAAATTCTGGCTCCTTGGATATGGAACAGCTACTTACGAAAAATTGACCGAAGCACATGCGGCGATTCTCGGTATTCCTCATGAGCAGGTTTTGAAAGACGCAAAACCGAATCCTGAAAAGTACGCCGCCTATCAAAAGGAGAAGGAAGAAGCCGACCGGATCATTGAGGATTACAGAGAGAAAAATCCGTAGCAGAGAACTTGAACATGAAAATCAAACTGAAGCTTATCGGAGGTCCGCTTGATGGACAGATAAAGAATGTCGCGGACACTCGCGGAGAATATTTCAAGGCCTTGGACTCCGAGCCTTCGGGGATTGGCCCGATGGGATCTTTTCCGGGAGTGTGGTACCGGATTTCAATTTTCCATGATGAGGAAACCGATCGGGATTTCTATTTTATTTATCATTCAGAAATGACCAAGGCCGACGCCTTCGAATTTCTGATTAAAAATCACCTTGGAGCCCCGTCCCAATGAGCGGCAAGATCTTCACCCCTTCGCAAAGTGAGGCGATCTTTTCGGGCGAATCGGACATTGTCGTTCTCGCCGGGCCCGGATCCGGAAAGACCGAAGTCTTCACGCAACGAATCAACCTGCTTTTGATGAACATGGGCGCGAGGCCGGCCGAGATCGTCGCCTTGACCTTCACGAATGCCGGCGCGCGCGAAATCGAAAAGCGGCTGAACGGATCCGCGAAACTCGGTTATTGCGGAACGTTGCACGGGTTCGCGCTGATGATGCTCAAAGCACACGGCGCAATCATGGGTTACGGCGAACGGATGACGGTGATCAACCCGGAGAACGCGGCCGACCTGCTCGCGAGCAAAGCCTCGAGCCTGGGTTGCAAGCTCGCGATTGCCAAACTGATGAAGCTCAAATCGGAAATCGGTTGCCCGTCCGGGAAAATGACCCTCCCGGAAACGGTCCTTGCGGCCTATTATGACGACCTTCGCGGCGCCGGCATGGTCGACTTTGACGTTTTGCTGACCGAGTTCGCCCGAATGTTGGAAGAAACCGACGCAATTGCCGACCGTTTCCTTTATCTATTCGTCGACGAGGTTCAGGACTCGGGCCCGGTCGACTGGCGGATTTATCGCGCGCTCAAGATGCAAAAGTTTTTCGTCGGGGATCCGGATCAATCGATTTTCGGCTTCCGCGGCGGCAATGTGCTCGGCCTGTTGACCTATATCAAACGCGAGCGCGTCCAGGTGATCAAGCTGCAGGAAAACTTCCGGTCCCATGCCGAGATTTGCGCCACGGCCAATGAACTGATTTCCCACAACGCGAACCGGGTGGAAAAGAAAACGATCTCGACGAAGGGCCCGGGCGGCGAGGTGCATGTTTTCCCGCCTGATCGCAACGGCGGTGCGGAGATCGCCGCGGTTCTTGACGTCATGCAAGACCTGGGAACCTGGGGCGACGGATCGGTTGCGGTCTTGACCCGGACGAATCACCTGGCCGACGAATACGCCGCGGCGCTTGATGCGGCCGGATTCAAGGTTTCGAAGCGCGGCGAGCGGGATCTTCCAAAGGATTTCCACTTGGCCCGGACCCTCGTCGATCTGCTCGTTTATCCCGAGAACGATACGCTCGGTTTTTTCTATCTGATCGCCCGGGCGACGGCGCGCGGCGATTCCCCCGCCAAGGCCCGGGCGCAAGCGCATGAGATCCGAAAGGAGTCCGCGCGCGCGTTCTCGTCGATCAATAAGACATCGCTCGGCCTGGCTTCCAACCTCTCGGCCGAACGAGCAAGCCGGGTAATGGACTCCGAAGGGATCAGCCTTGAAAGCCAAATGCTCATTGCCGAGAAGCTCCGCGAGCTGCCGGACGGTTCTCCCATGATCGAACTGGCTTTTCTGCTGGCGATGAATCCCAAGCCGTCCGAATCGAAAGAGAAAGAGGGCGAAGTCATCCATTGCCTGACCCTGCATGGCGCCAAGGGGAAGGAATTCGACTCCGTTTTTCTCGTCGGATTTGAGGATGAAATAATTCCCGGACAGCGGAAAAACGCCGACATCGAAGAGGAACGCCGCCTGGCCTACGTCGGAATCACCCGCGCACGGAAACGCCTCTACGTCTTTAGCTCCCGCTCTCGCATCACGAAATGGAAAGCGATCGAGTCCCACCGGCCGAGCCGGTTCATCGAAGAAATGGAATACATCGATTTATGAGCCCTTCAAAAGAAGCCGCCCTTGCCGCGGCACACGATCTCGAAACGGTCCTGAAAAAACATTCGTTGCCTTTCGTTCTGATCGTCGGCCTCGAGGAGCAAGAAAGCCTCGCGATGATTAAAACGATCAATCATCCGGACAATTTCCGCGGCTTCCGCGAAACCCTCGATCGGCTGATTTCCGACGCCCAAGCCGGCGAACCGTCCGACAAACTTTAACCCCTTTGCCCCGTCGTCCGTCCTTCAGTGATCAATAGCGCATAGCGCTTTTGGCCCGTCCTGAACGCTTAGCAGCGGTTCGGAGTGTGGCGGCGGGGCATCATTTTACAATGAATGATCAACAATCGTTTCCCCTATCCTGGCCGGCCGCCTGGCCGCGCGCCAAGCTTCGCAGCTCGTCCGCCTTCGGATCTCATTCCATGGAGGCCGCGACGAAGGAAATATTGCGACAGCTCGGTTTGCTCGGCGTCAGGGATTGGCTTGTGATCATTTCGACCAATGTCCCTTTGCGGAAGGACGGCGTCCCGTATTCGAATCAGCGGCAACCAATCGACGGCGGCGCCGCCATTTACTTCAAAATCAAGGACCGGCCGCGAGTGCTGGCCGTGGATAAGTGGAACCGAGTCGAAGACAATCTTTGGGCGATCGCGAAGGACATCGAAGCGCAGCGCGGCCGGATCCGCTGGGGCGTCGGGACACTCGAACAGGCTTTTGCCGGTTACACCGCATTGCCGGCGCCGGGTACGACCGGCTCGGCATGGTGGGACGCGCTCGGCGTGAAACACGATTGCACATTTGAGCAGGCGAAGACGGCGTTCCGTGAAAAGGCATTCAAGGCCCATCCCGACCAAGGCGGTTCACATGATCGGATGGCCTGGCTTGCCGGCGCTTGGGATCAGGCGAGGAAACACTTCGGACAATGATCACGAAAGACCAAATCCGGGAAGACTTGAGGAGCGGTCCTTGCGCGCAATGCGGAGAAATGATCGCGCTCGAAGAAAATATGATCGTCACATTTCACCGCGGGAAATTTATCATCCTGCATACGGAGTGTGCCGGCTTCATCGATCATGCCGAGAAATGCCCGCGCGGTAAACGTCCGGCGCTTCAATCGATTCACAATATTCTAGCCGACGTCCGAACGGGAGAACTATCGCACGCGATGGCAGTCGACTTGATTAATCAGCACCTCATGGGAGCGAGACTTGAGGAACGGAACTCGTTAAAACCGTGATCAACATTTACCCCCCCAAGACAGAGCGGGGAGGGGGACAAGCCCCCTCCCCTGCGCCCCTCCCCATCTTTTTGGATTTGTTTCGGAGTTCGGAGGGAATCGCCTTTTGGTTCGGGTCTCAGTGCGTCGACAGCTCACCCGTTGACGGGGTGGCTGTCGCGTGGAGGCAATTGCTTTCCGGACTGGGAAGTTGCGTTGCGACTTTTAGCGATGGCAAACGCTCGGCCCGCCCAAGGGAAACACGTTTAACGCCATCGGCTCAGAATGCTATTTGTCCGGGGTTGGAGTTGAGGCGTCCGACGCTCCCCGGTACCGATGATTCCCGGAGCGCTCCATTCCTTTTTCAGGCGGCGGCGGGGGTTCTGGTTGTTATCCGTGTTTCCAGGTTCACGGCCGACGAAGGCGAGGAAGGGAAAATCGATTCACGAAACGCGGGCAAGAAAAAACCCCGCGAGGGCCTTCGTCGGGAACCGTTCGCGGGGTTTAAAATAGCCGGCAAAGGCCATCACTTTCAAGACGCCAACAAAGGGCTTTTTCAGAGTGACGGCAAACAAATTACTCACGAGTTATTCCCATTCCGGATATCGGGGAAATCCTGACCACAAATTATTTTCGCATGAACCCCGTAAAAAATCCTGATCTGAAAGCCCCGTTCCCGTGGTTTGGCGGAAAAGCCCGCGCCGCCGCGTTGATTTGGGAACGCCTGGGTGATGTGGACAATTACGTTGAACCGTTTTTCGGATCCGGGGCGATCTTGCTCGGCCGGCCGACGCTCCCGGGGTCGGAAACGGTGAACGATTTGGACTGCTACCTTTCGAACTTTTGGCGCGCGGTTCAGGATGCGCCCGATAAGGTCGCGCGGTTCGCGGATTGGCCGGTCAATGAAGCCGATCTTCACGCCCGACATTTGCACCTCGTCAATTCCGAAGAATTCAGGGAGCGCGTCCGAACGGATCCGTCGTTTTACGACGCGAAGCTTGCCGGCTGGTGGGTTTGGGGTTTGTCCTGTTGGATCGGCGGAGGATGGTGCGCCTTGCGGCCGAATGGGCCAAAAAAGCAGATTCCCAAGATTGAATCCGGAAGATCATCCGGAGTTAATGCAGTCGAAAAAAGACGGCCGCAAATGACCGCCGGCAAATCCATCGGCGTTCAAAGCAAAAACGGGATTCACCAAAAAGTTCCGCAACTTCATCCGAAGGGCGTCAACCAGACTTTCCACCCGCCTTTGCGCGTCTCGGATCAGATGCCGGATTTGAATGCGATGTGCGACAAGGGCGCGAACAATGACGAAAACCTTTTGAAATGGTTTGATGATCTCGCCGCGCGCTTTCGTCGCGTTCGGGTCGCATGCGGCGACTGGAAGCGAGTGCTCGGCAACACTCCGCTCGGCCTGACTTCGAACGTTCCGCCGGGTTTTAAAACCGCCGTAGTTCTTGATCCGCCGTATTGCCTCAAACTTCGCGATCGCGGCCTTTATTCGAGCGACGGGACGGCCGAACTTTCGAACGAAGTCCGGCAATGGGCGATCGATCACGGCGACGACCATCGCTTGCGGATCGTGCTTTGCGGATACGAGGGAGAGCACAAAATGCCCGACACATGGGAATGTGTGGCATGGAAGGCCGCCGGCGGCTGCGCGAACCGGGTCAAAGCGAACAAAAACGCCGAGCTCGAGCGGATCTGGTTTTCCCCGCATTGCCTGAACCCGCGCCGGGACGAACTCCAATTTTAAGCCGGATTCCCGGCCGAAAAAAGAAACCAAAACCAAATGAAGAAAATGCCTAAGCTCCTAAAAATCATACGTGACGACGCTTTTATAAAGTTCTCGCACGAAGTCTCGCGGACGACCGAGGTCGACGCTTTTAATGATCCAGACAAGCCATCGAAAGCCGGCGATGAACCGAAGAAGATAAAGCACACCTCATCCGAAGAGCACATCGTCACGGCTTACGATGCGCCGCTTCCGACTTTCGACAAGGCGCTGCAGGCCCTGGCGTCCGTGGTCGCGAACGTTTTTGAAGCCGGGCAGGAATGGAAAAAGGGGATCAACATCCGGGGCCTGTCGGTTTCATACACGAAAACCGGCCTTCGTTCCGTGGTGATCGATTTCAACAAGAAATTCGACATCACGGAAGAATTCCACCCGATGAAGACGCCATCATTCCGCATCGATGACGGGAAGACCGCGGCGGACGGCCGCCGTGAATGTTCTCCCAATCAGGCTGAAACGATCATCAAGATGATCAAGGAGGCCGAGAAATACGCGAGCGGCGAACGTTCTCAGCAAATGCTGAATCTCACGGAAGACGAGGACGGCGAGGAAGACGACGGCGCCGGCGAGAAAGGCAAAAAGGGTGACAAAACCGAGTTCCTCAAATTCGAAGATGAAGGCAAAAAGGTTGCCTCCCGAAAAGGCGCCAGCGATTAAGTTTCCCGACTTGAAGTCCCGCTGTGGCAAACTGGCGGCGATCGGAAAACCCACAAACAGGCCCGATCGCCGTCTTTCCCCTTTCAACAAAAATTCAGATTATGAACGAGAAGCACGAAAAACACCGCGATTTGATCCGAGCGCTGATCAATAGCCTGATCAATAGCCCTGAAAAACTGACCATTGAATCCAGGGGATTCCGGGGGATCACTTATTGGCACGTCACGCCGGCCGGCGACGATTATCCGATGATTAACGGCCAGGGCGGCGACACGATCCGCCCGCTTTTCTATTTGGTTTCCCTGCTCGGCCACGCATGCGGACAAACTTATAATCTCCGCCTTGATGAACCACACCCGGGCCCGCGCCGCGGCTTCGTCAAGACCGAGCTCGCCCGCAAATACGATCCGGCGGCCGCGAAAGCGCTTTTGACCGAGCTGCTCGGCGAATATTTGACCGATCCGTTCCGCGTCGATATTGCCGCGACCCATTCCGTCCCTTTGCGCTTTGTGTTCAACCTCGAGGCGACGACCCGGCCGGACCATGAATTTCTAACCGAGAGAGCGGACAACAATCCGGCAGGCATCGCCTTCCTGGACGCGATCCGAACGATCTTCACGGCCTACGGCCGGCGCGAGGGCGTGCAATTCAAAATCGAAGTCAGATAACCCCCAAAACGAGAGAACTTGAACATGATGGCAATTTCACTTCATCAACCGCACGCGAGCGCGCTTTTCGTCCCGAGGCTTGGCGGGATCACGGGACGCATGATCAAAACGAACGAGACCCGAAAACGGCCGCTCCCGCCAAAACACCTGGGAAACCGCGTGGCGATCCATGCCGCGAAACGAGAAACCATTGACCAAAGAAGCTGGTTTTTTAATAACGTTCGAAAAGGAATCGAAACGATTGCCGACTCTTTCGCTGACGAAGACTTTAACCATTTTGCCGATCTTCCTTTCGGGTGCATTATCGGAACGGTGATTTTCATGCATTGCGAAAAAACCGAGGAGGTTCTCCGCCTTGGGGATTGCGATTATTATGATCGGATTTTCGGGGATTGGTCTCCCGGCCGCTTTGCTTGGAAGGCGATGAAAGTCGAAAGGTTCAAGGACCCGGTTCCCTGCATGGGTCGGCAAGGCTGGTTTAATTGGAACCCCGACGATGGAAAATGAGCACCAAAACCCGGGGAAGATACTCGCCAAGCTCGCCGGCAATCTCGAAAGCGGCGGATTACTTCCTGGCGATGGATCCGCGCCCTTACGGCTCACTGAAAGCCGCGGCGTCCCTGTTTTCCGTGGCGAGCTCGAGCCTCAAGACGGCCATCAAACGAGAACAGGAACGAAGGCGCCTTGCCCGCCTGGATGCCTCAATTGCCTCAGAATCTGGCCGCGCGGGGTTCAGATATGCGGAAATCTCATGCCACGCGCCAAAGCGGCCGAAAGCGTCGCTCGGGCGGCGTCCACGGACCTATGCACGCTTTTCAAGGGACACGAAGGCCCCTGTTTTACATGTATGAGGACTCCGGAGCCTTATTTTACGCGGCCTTTACCCCCATCTAAAGCTAAAGGCTTGCATGAACCCGGCCGATAATATCGCATAGACCCAAGCGAGGAATTCCCCTCGCGAGAGAACTTGAAAGTGAAAATGAAATCCAACGTCCTGCCAGTTGTCCGCCCTTTGGCGCCCGCCGTTTTTATCGGCATTCAATCCGGGGAAGGTATTCAAGCGGATGTCCCGCTTTTCAATCTGACCCAATCAGTCCAGCAATTCCGGACAGGGGCGACCGTTTCCGCAAAAACCTTGATCAATCTCGGCTATGCGCTGCCCGAGATGCTGACCGAGGAAGATCGCGCGGCCCTTGATTTTCAGCGCGAGGAAGTCCGCCTTGAGCAACGCCGCCAAGCATGGAAATCAAGCCGCCGGAGTTTTTGCAGCTTCAACCGGGGGATTGCTTCATGAGCGCGCCGACTTACCCCCACCTTCACGGAAAACGCGGCTATTCCGTTTGCTACCTATCAAAGGACGGCAAATTCATGCAGTTCGAACCGCCGTCGATCTCATCGCCGTTCATGAACGTCATGTTCGCTTGCGGCGTCGCCAAGCATTGCTCCGAAGAACTCAGCGCAAAAAAGGCGTGGATCATCCGGAACACTTTCGGCCCGAAGGGAAATATCTCGTCCGGGCACGTCGTAATTTGGAAACCGCTAATGCGTTGCGAACAGGACATTGAAGAAGCGCCGCACGATTCATTCCTTTTTTTCCCCTCCGAGCTGATCAGCGATCAAATCCAAAATGCTTCTTAAAATGAACACCCTTTCCCTTCTCTCTGATCAAACCCGCGCGCTGCGCATCGCCCATCGGGACGCTTGCCGCGAGAATCCAACACCCGCCGAATTTGCGGCCGCTATCCGTATTAATAGTCGCAACTATTTAACCGGCAAAAAAACTTTGGATGAATTCTTCGCGATCTACTACACGCTTTGGAATCAAATCAAAGCTTTGGGACTTTCGAAATCTGTCCTGTCGTTGCTGGAGGTGAATTAAAATGCATACTTTAATTGAAGTCCCCGCGCCAGTCGCTTCGACGGCAAATAAAAAATGGTGGCCTGATCTATTCCTTAAAAAGGGCCGGAAACTTCAGGAAATCACGCCGATTCAATGCGCGGCTTTCCGCAAATCTTTTAACTCGACCGGGAAACTTTTGAAGCAAATCCCGCTTCATGATATCAATGGCGAACGCATCGGTTTTATCGATTACTACGGCCGATCTTTTTTGGAAGACATCGGGGGCAATGTTGAAATCCTTCTAAACTGATATGAATGAAAAATGACCTCACCCATCTTGACCTCTTTTCAGGAATCGGAGGATTTGCCCTTGCTGCAAAACGAGCCGGATTCCGGACGATTGGCTTCTCGGAAATTGAAGCCTACGCCTGCAAAATCCTCGCCCTGCATTTTCCCGACGTCCCCAATCTCGGAGACATCCGAAGACTGGAGTCTTTTTCCGGAATTTCTCGACCCGCCGTTCTCACCGGCGGCTACCCGTGCCAGCCATTCAGTTTTGCCGGGAAGCGAGGAGGATCGAATGACGATCGCCACTTGTGGCCGGCAATGTTCGCAATTATCAAAATCGTCCGGCCATCTTGGATTATTTGTGAAAACGTGTTTGGGCATGTCAGCATGGGGCTCGACAGTGTGCTTTCTGACTTGGAAAGCGTCGGCTACTCCGCGCAATCGTTTATTATTCCGGCTTGTGCCGTCGATGCCCGACATCGAAGGGATCGGGTCTGGATTGTGGCCCACAGCGACCTCATCGAGACAAGGGGGCCGGAGGCCGGACGGGAAACGCGGCGCGGACTTGCAGAGTGTGATGCGGGGGAACTTTCCCAACAAACTGTTTCCGACACCATGCGCGATGGAACCGGAAAAGGATATGGAGAAATTCCGAGCGAGACAGAAATTGCCGCGCAGCGAACGGGGGGGGGGATCTCACCCGAATCTTGCGACAGCGGCAAAGATGTGGCCGACACCGCATGGATTCAGCAAGGACGGGAAGAGCAACGGCCCATCGGGGAACGAATTGGGCAGGGCGGTCAATCAATCGATATTTCCAACCCCAACAGCATCGGACGGAATGAAAGGGGGGAATTACGGGACGGGAAATCCGACATTGAGCAAGGCGGCCCGACTATGGCCGACGCCGTCAATGCAGGAACACAAAAACGCGACGCTTCCGGCGAGCCAGCTCAACCGGGACAACATTCCGGGAGCGTTAATGCGGACTGGTGTGAGTGGCTCCCTGAATCCGGATTTTGTAGAGTGGCTGATGGGATACCCGATAGGGTGGACCGCCTTAAAGGACTCGGGAACGCGATTGTCCCGCAAGTCGTCGAAAAATTCTTCCATTGGATCCGGCAAATCGAAACCGGCGAAATCAAATGAAGCCATTGGATGAATTCGTTCGGATGGTTCTCGACCTCGACCCGGGCGCGCCGCGCTGTTTCGCCGCCTCCGTGCTGGACTACGCCGGCGCGATGCAACCGGGCGAACCGCTCGGCCCCGGATTCGATCCCGAAGAAAGGATCATGGAAATCATCGATCGAGACGGCCGGGAGTTTGAATTCTGGCGCGAGCATCGCCTTGTTTTTTTCCGGCGCCTTTTGTCGCCGATTCCGATCACCGAACCCGCGCGGACCTACGTTCCCCGCGCGCGCCGGCATCTTTTTCAACGTCATCCAACCAACTCCCGCCAATGGCTACCGATCAGCAGCAAGTGAACTCAATTTCCGGAGTGCTCCAGCAAGGGCACTTCCTGCGCGACATTTTCCCGAACGGTCTCGTCCCATTGCTCTCGCCTCATTCAGAGGAAGCGATTCTAGGGCCGCTCGGAAATCAAAACCGGGAAAATGTTTACATGTGCAATCTTCGCGCCCTCTCGTCAGAGCAGCTCCGAAAGATTGGCATTTTTATGGCAAAACAATCCGATCAGACCGTTGACGAATGCCTGCTTGAAATCACGAAGTTCGAGGCCCTTCCGATCCGGATCACGAATTTTATCGGGGTCACGATGCCGCTCAAATTTTTTATCTAAGTCCGATGTCCAACGGACCAATCATGTTTGATATGACAAGTGCGGCAACGGCTTCGCAAATTGGCGAGGTCGTTCGCTTCGATATATCTCGCCAAACCAAATTCCCGAAACGCTGCAACATGAGAGACGGAGAGCTGCTCTGTCATTTCATCTTCAGGGATCCCGCAATCTACGCAGCAATAGTTGTCTCGATTGCGCGCCAGGTCGCGCTGCAGCTTCCAATTTGGCCCGTAATATTCGCTTTGTCCGCCCTGCCAATGTGGACTCTTATCCCCCCGAAATTCAGAAGAAAACCATTCAAGCCGGCATTTATCGCCGCAAAACTTTTTGCGCGTCGAGGAGGGCTGAACAGTCCGCAACGTTCCGCATGCGATACAAGCATAAGTAACGCGCGGCTTTTGAAAGTGCGGATCACACTTCCGGCTGCAAAAGCGTTGCCTTTTCCAAGATGGAGGGACCGAAAATGCAGTTTCACAAGTAGGACAAATCTTCAAAATCCACACCTTTCGAACGATGTCGCAAGCCGCTAAGAATTCAACCCCCATGACCGATTCAACCGAAACTCCAACCGCGCTTTCCGATCACGAAGCGAATTCGATCCGATGCGCCGACGTCTGCATAAAGCGCGAAAAATACGATCTCGCGCGCCTGATCCTGCAGGGCATGCACCGCAAACTAACAACCCAAGAAAAAGGGAAAGTCCTTTGCGGCCTGATCGATATGATCGGCGAGAAGAAAATTCGCCCGAATTTCGAAACGCAGGATAGCGCTGCTTATCGTTCGAACAAATCGAACAAATCGAACATTGTTGATCCGGAGGAGCAGTCATGACCGCCCCCGAATTCCAAACCCTGATGATCAAGCACCGGATGCACGTCCGCGGCGTGATCCAGGTCGGCGCCCATCACGGCCAGGAAGATCCGATATGGATCGCCGCCGGCATCAAGCACCGGGTCTATTTCGAACCGGTCGGCGCGAACTTCGAAATCCTGAAGCAGCGCGTCCGGCCGGACGGCGTCAACGTATTGGCATTCGAGACCGCATTGGGGAACATCAACGGCTTTCTCCCGATGAACATTGAAACGAGCAATGGCGGACAATCCTGCTCACTACTCACGCCACGCGAACATTTGGCGATCAGGCCGGACATTGAATTTACCCATAAAGAAACGGTGAAAGTCCGTCGACTGGACGACATCGTTTCATATGCGTTCCCAGCATGGTTTTGCGCGGGCGACTACAATTTCCTTTTCATGGACGCCCAAGGATATGAGCTCCATGTGCTATACGGCGCGGAGCACACCTTGCGCGGCATCGATTACATTTTTACCGAGATCAACCGCGGCGAGGTATTCGACGGATGCGCCCGGGTTGAAATGCTCGACAGTTATCTTGCGAAATTTGGCTTTTCCCGTGTCGAAACCATTTGGCACGGCGGACTGTGGGGCGATGGGTTTTACATCCGAAAATAAGTCGCCGCTGATTCAATCAATTTCCTGAAAGCCATCGATCAACGGCATTCCGCCGACCAAGCCGATCGGCGACAACAGAGAACTAGAACATGAAAATCAAAATAACGTTTACCGAGGAATTACTCGGAACCAAAGCCGCGAACAAAGACGTCTTTGCGACCTTCATCGCCTCGAAAGCTCCGGACGGCGATCGGCGCAAGGAAGAACTCGACACCGCGGAACACCGCGAGGAAGCCGGGACGACCATCTTTCACCGCAACGAGGCCGGTGATCTGATGCTGTGGGATTACCAAGTGAAAGGATTTCTCAAGGAAGCGGCCGACATCCTTCGCCAGACCGAGGAGGAGCCAAAGCAAACGGACGGCGAAAAGAAAACCCGCAAACGCTGGGGGTCCGCGAAGTCGAAATTCGACAATTTCGTTTTCGTCTTCCCCCGCAAAATCTCGCTCGGCAAAAAGGAGTGTGACGACATTTGCGAGCGGCCGCTTCGCGCTCAGACCATGCAGGGCCCGCGCGTGAGTCTTGCGCGATCAGAAGTGATCTCGGCCGGCACATCGTTTGAAATTGAAATCCGATTGCTGCCAAACGCACCGATCACCGAACCGATGATCCGCGAGTGTTTGGATTACGGTCAATTCAAGGGAATCGGCCAATGGCGGAATTCAGGCAAAGGCCGTTTCACTTGGGAAGAACTCGCTTAAATCCCGCAATGGCACTGAACAGCAGGGCAGGGAACGGCGAAGGTGTTGCCGGGCACGGCAAAGCATTGGCAGAGCACTGCGCAGCGCTGCACCGCTATGGCCGTGCGTGGCTGCGCGGCGCACCGGCATTGCATAACAGAGCAACGCAACGGAAGCGCATGGCAGAGCAGGGCCCTGAAATGCAAAGGTATAGCGGAGTTAGGCGGCGATGGGCAAAGGCTATGTGAAGCTGAGCAGCGCCAGGGAAGAGCAATGCGAGATCACGCGGCGCAATGGATAAGCAAGGTCAGGCGCGGTAAAGCTCCGGAAATGCGAAGTTACGCACAGCAACGGCGATGTGAAGCGATGACCTGCATCGTAGCGGCCACGGCTACGCTTGGCACAGTATCGCCCCGGCATAGTGGTGTGTCGCAGTGCGAAGCAATGCAGCGGCATCGCTTCGCAATGCGTCGAACTGCAAAGGCAACGCCAAGCACAGCAAAGCATCGTCGGGGTTCAGCGGAGTATTGCAGAGGCCATGCCCCGTAGCGCGTAGCGAAGGTGACGCAAGGTGACGTATGGCAAAGGCGGTGCGAAGTTCGATTCTGCCGAGCGTTGCAAGGATGATCAAAGCGAAGGCAGTGGGGGGCGTGGTTGAGCAATGCAAAGGCAAAAAAGTGGGGCGCGGCACTTAAAACGCGCAGGGCTTTTAAAACTGGAACTCGGACGGCAAATTTGCTCTCTACCAATCAACCGCCGGAAAATCATGAACTTGTTCAAATACCTTTTCCCGAGTTTCTGGCGGGATCGCCCCAATAATCAAACAATCCGGATCCTCGCCAGGATCGAACTCCTAGAAATCACCATGAGCAATACAGTCCACGTCGCGATCGCCGCATATGCGGCCAGCCAAACGGCCTTCAATCAGCAACTCTCCGATGGTTTGGATGAAATCAAAGCCGGCGTCGTCACGCTCGAGCAGAAGATTACCGAACTCCAAGCCTCTGATGGTTCGATCAGCGATGAAGACCAAGCCACGCTTGATTCGCTTTCGACTTCGGTCGCGGCGTTGAAAAGCAAGGTAGACGACATCAACAATCTGAATCCGCCCGCGCCTCCCGTGGTTACCCCGCCTCCCGCTACCGATACGCCGGCGCCGGTCGCCACGTCTGGAGCGAGCGACACCGGAAGCGAAGCCGCAGCCGGTTCTTCGTAAATCTTCAAAGGCTAGCAGGACTAACCAAACTGTACCAAAGGCCCGGACGATCACTCGTTCGGGCCTTTTCGTTTGAATACAAGGCGTTTGACAATGCGCGCGCCGGTGGACAATTCGGAAGTTGATGGAAAGAGATTCGTCCGATCCTCGATCGATCTTGGAGGAAAAAGAAAGTGAACATGAAAACACCCATGAAGAACTCGCCTTTGCATTGGGACGTCTGCTCGTCTGGCTATTGGAAGCGCAAGACATTCATTTGATCGGGCAACGTGTGTATGTCGCAGCGTATAAGCTCAGACCTGATCTCATCGGCGGCGCAACTCTGCAGGATATTGCCAAGATGACCGGACACGGACGAAGCAAAGCGCACAACCTGTCACGCGAACTCTCGGACATCCTCGGCATACGTGGTTTGAATGATCGAGGTGATAAACTATCCACCCCGCGCTATCGTCGGGCATGGGCGCGATCACACAAGACAGGGCGCCAAGTCCCATTCGGCCAAATTCATTTGGGTTTGATCAATCGGTTCGTCGAATGGAATGCAAAGCTAATGGCCAAAGGATCAGAGATCACGCCAAGCCTACGTGCGCAGATGAGGCGCGAACTCGAGCCAATTAGACGATTGATCGATGACCTGGGGCCGGCCCCACTCATGCAAAGCCAGGCAACCCCCCACCCGGGCAAGGAATCTATTCGGAAACCGTGATTATAGAGGTGCTTGCAAACGCCCCGGAGGGTTTCGAGACATCCAAAAAAAGCTTTTGATCATCAACAGATGAAAAAAAAACCGATTCGGCGCAATCAATCGGAGCTCGCGGCCGAACTTAGTTTGTCGCGCGGGACCGTCGTCAAATATCTTTCGATGAAGGGAGCGCCGAAGCGCGATCGATGGAAAAAATATGACCGCGAACAAGTCCGCGCATGGATCGCGGATCAAGGCTCAGCGAATATCGAAGGATCGGAGGTGCGGACGTTCCGAACGCTGAAGCTCAGGCTCGAGACCGAACGGCAACAATTCGAGCTGTCGAAATCGAAGGGCGAATATATTTCAAAAAAAACAATCGGTCCAACCGTCGAAGCAGCGATGGCCGAATTCACGGCGAACATGATTCAAAAGTTTTCCCAGGAGCTGCCGGGAAAATATAAGGGCCGCGGCTCGGTCGAGTGCCAGCAGATGAACGATGCGGCAATTGATTTTATTCTTCGTCGCTTTAAAGAGGGTCTATGGGCTTTGACTTTGGGAGAAGAGACGCCGGCCGCGACATGAACTCTTTGGCGAGTTTGTTTTGCCGGTCCGTCATCATGGCAGACCGCCGGGAAATATACGAATGGGCCGGCGGAACGAAGGCCGATCACTCGGACGCGGCGATTGATTTCGGCGGGAGCGAATCATTCAAGGGCCGGTTCGATGTCGATAACGTTTCATGGACCCGGGAAGTTTATCGCGCGTTCCGAAATCCTTATGTGCGGGAAGTGACCTTCATCGGACCTCCGCAGGAAGCCGGGAAGACGATCGTCGCCCAGGTCTGTCTCGCGAACACGATCGTCACGCGGCCGGCGAAGTGCGCCTTCAACGCGGCGACAAACGTGAAGGCGCAACAGTTCCAAGAACGCCGATGGGAAACGATGATCCAGGCGTGCAAGAAACTGAAGGAGCGGCTGAGCGACGACCCGCACAAAAAGAAAACCCGCCAGATTATTTTTCGCGATGGAACCTGGCTGATCATGCAGGGCGCGGAGGAAGACGCGAACCGCCAATCGGATTCCGTCGAAGTCCAGATAAACGACGAGGTGCATTTGTGGGAAAGGCCCTGGCTGACTCAGATGCACGCGCGCCTTCGCGCCTATAAAGACACGCGGAAAATCCTGAACATTTCAGTCGGCGGGGACAAAGGGTCCGAACTCGACGAACGTTTTCACGCCGGGAATCAAGGCGAGTGGTCTCACCATTGCCCGAAGTGCAATGCGTTATTTCAATACGTTTTCGATCATCGATCGCCGAAATGTACGATCCGCTTCGACATGACGAAGGCGTTTCTGCATGCGGACGGCCGCTTAAACCTGGCCGATTTTGAAAAAACGATCCGGGTCGTCTGTCCGCAGGCCCATTGCAAACACGAGATGACATACGACGAGGAAAGGCTCGTTCAAATGAACCGGACCGGGGCTTATGTGGACATGAATCCGGCCGCGAATCCCGAGGTTCGGTCCTATCATGTGAACGCTTTTGCCATCGGCCGCCGGACTTGGGCCGAGATTCTGACCCCGTGGGTCCGGCTCAACCTCCGCGGCGGCATTTTTAACAACGAAATCCTTCGCCAGTTCATCACCGAAGAGCTCGCCGAGATGTGGGAAGATCGGCCGATCGTGGTTTCCGCGAAGTTGCGGCTGGGTTCTTACACCCGCAGCCAGATGCTGAAAAAAGGAGAGTGGGCCGACGAATGGATTCGCGTGATGTCCGTCGACAATCAGCGCGGCGAAGCCGGAGACATTCCTCATCGCTGGTTTGAATGCTGGGCGTTCTCCCGCCGCGGGACTTCTCGACTGGTGGATTGCGGACGCATCAACGAATGGGAAGACGTCCGGAAAAAACAAATTGATCTCGGCGTTCCGGATTGGTCTGAGAAAGCGCCCGGACCGTGGGTTGTCGTCGATCGCCGATTTGATCCCGTGGAAGTGGATGAGATTTGCTCCCGTTATAAATGGTTCGGAATGATGGGTCAGGATGCCGACGAATTCCTTCACGCCGGCACCGGCAATGAGCCGCCAGTGCGCATGCTCTTCTCCGAATTCAGAATGATTGACGTCGGGTTCGGCACGGAAAAGCAGGGGCGGAAACACGCCGTCTATTTTCTGTGGTCATCGCAGAAAGTGCAGGATCTTTATGCGGTGCTTCGCGACGGCAAAGGCGAGACACACGAAATCCCTTCGGATATCGGTGAATTTTGTCCCGAGTATGCGGAGCACCTGAACAGCCACCGGCAAGCCATGGTGAAGGATAAAAAAGGACAGGAGCGCCGGATGTGGGTGAAGATCGGCGGCCATCCGGATCACCTTTATGATTGCGGGTGCATGCTCGTTGTTCTTGGACTCAAGGCCGGCGTCTTTCAACGCGAGTAGAGAAAGCGAACATGACAAACAAAAAACTATTTCTCCAAACCGGGCGCGCCGGGGACATTTTCAATACGCTTCCGCTGGCGCTCCGATACTTTCAGAAGACCGGAGAACGATCATGGTATATGGTCGCGACCGCGTTCGCTCCATTGCTTGACGGCGTATCCTACGTCGACCCGGTTATTTTCCCGGGCCCTTTTGAAAACTGCATCGCGGCGACCTTTCAGGCCCGGCAGATGACGACAAACGTCGCCCTCTGCCAGATTTATGGAATGGGGATCGCAAATCTCGGCATGGAAACCTCGTTCATCCGGGAATCTTGGGTCAGTGCGAACGCTGACGTCCCTTGGGGAACTCTCCCGCTCGTGTTTGATCGCCGGAATCCGGTCAGGGAAGACGCCTTGCGGGGCGATTTGATGCAGCGGGCGGCCGGGCGAAAGGTGGTTTTGGTCACCTGTTCGGGCATTTCGAGCCCGTTTCCCTACGGCAAACCACTGATGGAAGGCCTCCGGATGCGGTTGGACCCGAAAGAATTCATGATCGTCGACCTTAAAGATTACCGGTCGGCCCGGTTCTTTGACTTCCTCGGCCTGTTTGATATCGCCCATTGCCTGATCTCGGTCGACACCGGTTTCCGGCATCTGGCCGCGGCATCGAATCTGCCCGTCGTTTCGATCATCAACCCGAGTCCGAGTCGCTGGCATGGATCCGCCTGGCGGCCGAGCGATAGCGCACGCTTTTATTACAATGAATTCCCGGCGCGGATCCGGGACGTCGCTGTTGCCGTACTGACAGCACGCAATCGAAGCACCCGGCCGAAGCTCGTGCACGTCTTCGCCGATTGGCGCGATCGGTTGGATCCGGACACCATTCGCCGGCAGCAGGTTGCCGTCGATTCATGGCAGGCGGAGAACGATTTCGCGCCGGGGTATTGGGAAAACTTCGAAGTGATTCGAGACGTCGCGCTGCGCGATGGCCGGACGGTCGGCGATCAAATGCCCGTTCCCTTCATCAAGGACCTGATCGAAGCGGGCCTTCGGAAGACTTCGAAAGATTCCGACATCATCGTATATTCAAACGCTGATATTTGTTTCGCGCCCGGCCTGACCGGACAGATCCTCGAGGCTTGCGAGCGAAAAGGCGCGGCCTTCTGCCAGCGGTGGGATTTTCCCCGTCTTTCGAAACCCTTCATTTCGACCGGCATGATCCGAAAGGGGCGATGGTATCCCGGGTGCGATCTCTTCGCCGTGACGGTGGAATGGTGGAAAAAACACGGCGCGGAACTTCCGGATCTGCTTATCGGACGCGAAAAGGTAGATCAGACGTTCCGGCAATTGATAAAATACTATCACGGCGCCGAGATCGAAGCGGGTATCTATCACGAAAAGCACCCATCATTTTGGGAGCGGCCGGAAAATTTCCATTCCAACGGCGGCAATCTTTACAACCGCAAGTTGGCCGCGGAGTGGGCCGAGCGGATCGGCGTCGGGGATAACGATCAAATTTGGTGGTCGGAAGAGGTCGACCGGCGGACGCTGTAACGGATGGACATCCGGGCTTTTGTTAAATGGCCTCACCCGTCCTTGATTTTGGCGCTTTCTCGCCGACCGAGCTCCAAGCGTATTTGACCGCAGCAAAGGCCGAGTATCTTTTGCGCCTGACCACGGGCCGCGTTCAGCAGGGATCCAGCGTTTCCCAAAGCTACGGTCTCAACGTGATTTCCATGGATCAATTGACGACGCTGATTAATGGCCTTAGCGCTGCACTCGGTTTGACCTCCGTCCCCGATCTCGTGCAACCGAACTTCAATACCCGCGGTCCCTGCTTTCCGCTTCAAAACACCTTTGGCGCGTGAATATCTCCGACCTGATCCATAAAGCAGTCACCGGCGAATGGCGCATTGATCGGATGCGCGCGCAGCAATTCCTTAAACTGGAATCGATGCACGGCGCCGAAAGGACGATGCGCTTTTACGCCGGCGCCGAGCCTGGCAACAAACGGCCGTCACCGGCGATCCTGTCCACTCCGGAGGATTACAAACAGGCCTATCAGCGAATCATTTTGATCCGAGCAGCTCGGCAGATGGAAGAAGACCTTCCGTTTTTCGACGGCATCCTAGGAGACTTTGAAACCTACGTGGTCGGGGATCTGAAGTATTCCGCGAACACCGGCGACAAGAACGCCGACAAGGTCATAAACGATTTTTGCGAATGGCAGTTCAACGCGTGCGATCTTTCCGACCGGCTTGATCTTACGAAACTTTCCCGGCTTGGAATTCGATCCTATAAACGCGATGGCGAATGTGGTTTCACCTTCGTCGATCAGGGCGATTCCATCAAGATCAACGCCGTGTCAGGTGACCGGATCGGGAACCCCATGGTCGGGGCAAACATCGGTCCTGACAATTACAACGGGATTATCGTCGACCTAGCGACCGGCGCCCCGGTTATTTATCAGATTTATCGCCGGCTTCCGAAGCTGAACGCCTACGTCCCGCAATTCGAAGTTTCGGCCAGCGACTTCCGCCATTATTATTCCCCGTTCCGTTACGAACAATATCACGGGGTCACCGTCTTCATGAACGCGATCGAGCACGCTTTTGACATGAAGCAGATCATCGATTTCACGAAGTTGAACATCAAATGGCGGTCCGCGCAGCTCCCTTACGTGACCAATGAGCAGGGCCGGCCGCGCGGCAACAGCTACGAAACCCAGGCGCCAGGGCTGGACGGCGTCCCCGAACCGCTTTCGATCAAGGTCGACGGGGTCACGCAAAGCTTTTTGAAACTCAGCGAAGGCGTGATGGAGTACCCGAACGACTTCCCTAATGGGCAATTCGTCAACCTGATGAACGAATTGAAGCGTGAATGTGCAGTCGGCGCGAAGCTCCCGCTCGAATTCTGCTACCAAAGCCAAACCGGCGGGGTAATTCAGCGGTTCTTTGCCGACAAAGCGAAGGGCACATTCGACGAGGAAAAGCGATGGATGAAGCGGGTTCTTCTCAACCCCTTCAAAAACCGGGTTATCCAGAAAGGAATCCAGACGGGTTTCCTCGATTTGCGCTCTTTCGGCAACCTCTCGACCTCGCTCGCCCGGTTTAAAGGCACATGGCAGATGGGTCGCGCGATCTCGGTCGACTACGCCAAGGAAGCAAAGGCGGACATTGATTTGATCGATGCCGGCCTGATGTCGCCGGATGAATATGTTTCCGAACAAGGCGGCGACCTGCAGATGATCAATCAGCGGATCGAAAACCAAGCGTTGACGATCATGGAAGCGGCGAAACGCGTGTCGGCTTCGAGCGGCGTCGCGTTCGATGTGGTTTTGCCATACCTTTCGAAGAAGTTCCCCAACCCCAGCCCTCCGACCCAGGGAAAGACCGGTCAGAACGTGGACAAACCGGGCATGGGTAATGAAGACGATCCCACTGCATGAATTCCGTTTTTTTCTGTCGAGCAGCTCCATCGACTTGGAAAAAGGGGTAATTCGGGACGTTACGATCGGGAAGGCGGGCGTCCAGGCTCAAGGCCATAAGGTCATGTTTGACGGCAACGGAGATCGGACGCTTGATCCGGCTCAGGCCAAACGAAAATTACAGATCGCGACGGACGAAGAAACGCTTTCAACCCTGATGGGGGCCGCTCAAGATGCCGGCGGTCAGGTGAAATGCCGGGAGGATCACGACGACTCAATCGGATCACGGGCCGGCTTTATCGATAATTTCCGGACTCTGGGTGATCGTTCAATCGGTGATTTGCACCTTTTTGACTCTTACCGGAACCGGGCGGTCGTCCTTGAAACCGCGGCAAAGACACCTGGCGAAATCGGCCTTTCCATCGACTTCACTCCCCGCTTCGAAATCAAAGGGGACATCGCCTTTATGCGAGTTTCCGAGCTCGAGGCGGTCGACATTGTCGACGCCGGCGCGATCACCCCGGGCGGCCTGTTTTGCCGCAAAGGAGTGGACAACGAAAATAAAGTAATAATCCCAAATCTCACCATGGGCGACAAAAAAGAAAACGATCCCACAATTGCCGATTGCATGTCCCTTCTGAAATCGCTCTCGGACTCTTTCGCCAAGTTCTCAGCACCGCCGGCCGACGCTGACGAAAAGAAAAAACTCGCGACCGCCGTCGACGCCATGACGAGCGAGCTCGCCGCGATCAAAACGAATTTCGAGAAGCTCCGGACGGAAACGACCGCCGAGACGCTCAAGCTGAAACAGCAAAACGACGCCCTCGGGGTGAAGCTCGGCGCCGGCGCCGCATCGGGCGCGGCCGGCGGCGGCGGCGGCGATGCCGCGGCCGAACAGGAACGAATCCGCCTCGCGGCCGAGAAGCTCGAGCTCGAAGCCAAGAACAAGCCGAAAGGCTACCTCGAATTGGTCGAAGAGGCCAAGACGGGCGCCCTCAAACTCTCGGGCAGCAATGCCCATCGCCACGTGATGAAGACGGCCCCGAAAGTTTATGAGGCCTATCTGATCGGCAAGGGCGTCGCCGCCAAAGTCGCCTGATCCCCGCCGCATTTCGAAACCCTCACCGCAACTTTAAACTTTTCCTCTCATGTCTTACGTCAACGCGACCATCAACGAATCCGGCTGGGGCACTTTCCTGGCAAGCGCCGACATCACCCTTTACCAGCGGCTCAAGTTCGTGACGGGCTCTTCCGTCGATGGGAAGCCATCCCTCGCGGTTGCCGCTCACACGGAACGCGGCGACGCGATCGCCATGCAGCCGATCGCAAGCGGCAATTACGGAAGCGTGCGGTTTCTGAATGCTCCCGGCGAGCAGTTCGGCAACGCGAACGGGACGATCGCCCTCGGGGCGGACGTTTTCACGGACGATCTTGGCGCCTTCAATGCCGTCCAGCCTTCGGGCGGTTTGCTCGTCGGCCGCGCGACCTCCGCCGGTTTTGACGGCGGCCCATTTACCTGGGTGACCAAGATCCCCGCCGCTTAATTCGCGCCCTCCTCCCGCCATACCGATCCCAAAAATCCACTCTTACCCGCCATGCAATATCAGAATGCAGTCGCCCAGCCCCGCCAAGAATTGACTGACGTCATCATGGAGGGAACGACCTCGGACGATCAGTTTGTTGCGCTTTCCGTCCTCCCGTCTCTGCCCATGCAGTTGCCGAACGGTCACGTTCCGAAGATCACCATCGCAAAGGGTGATCTCATGCGCGCGACGAGCAAAAAGCGCACGCCGGGCACAACGTTCGATCGCTGGCAGTCCGCGATCGATGACCACACTCTGACCCTTGTCCAAGAGGCCGAAGAGATCCTTCTGCCCGATGAACAAACGCTGATTTACGAAGACTATTTTGCCTTCGAATCCGTTTACACGAAGGAAGTCGGCAATCGCCTGCTCCGCTCCATGGAAATGGACGTTCAAAGCGCCATTCAGAACACCGGCAACTTTGATTCGAACAATACCGGCACGGCATGGACAAAGGCCAATCTGGCGACCATGACGCCGGTTAACGACCTGATGAACGCGATCCGCCTCGTCAAAGGCCGCGGCGAGCGCGCGAATACCTTCGTTTTCGCGGGCACGATTTATGATCTGTTGCGCCAGTCGGCCGACATGAAGTCTTTCATCGCCGGTTCGATCAATCCCGGCGCGATCGTGACGGGCGACACCATCCAGAAAGCGTTCAAGGATCAGGGCATCACTCAGGTCCTGATCGCCGACGCGTATGTGAATCAGTCGCAGGCGACGAAGAACAATTCGGTCAATCCGATTTGGAATAACACTTACGCATTCGTGGGCGCGTGCAAAGCCGGTCAGCTCGAAGTCGGCGGCGTCGGCCGCACGTTCTATTGGGAGAAGGAAGGCCCGCTTCTGAACGTTTCCAGCTATCGCGACGAGACGCGCAAGAGCAACGTGATCCGGGGAATGAAAACTATTCTCGCGGACATCACGAACACCCGCAGCGGGACGCTGATCACCACGCAATATAGTTAATCTTCGGGGGGTTTTGTTTTTTGAGCGATGCCGCGGTTTCCGAAAGGGACCGCGGCACTTTTTTGGCCTGACCGCGTGGACATGACGACAAATCATATGATTCCCTCGATCGGCCGTAGCGTTCACTATGTTCTCAATGCCGGTCCCTCGGCGGGACAACATCGCGCCGCAATCATCGTGCGGGTATGGGATCCGGTCCCCAGCGAAAGAAGCGCCGTTCAATTGCAGGTGTTCACCGATGGCCTGAACGACGAAGAGCCAAACATCATCTGGCGGACTTCGGTCTTGCAAGACAACGCGTCAAAGAACCCTGGCACCTGGCATGAACCGGAGCGCGTTTGATGCCTAACTTTTTGCATACGATGCTTGCCGCGGCGAACATCCAGGCGCGCCCAGTCCTCGGAGATACCTTCGACTACGGCACGCAAACCGGCCTGATCTGGTTTCTGTCGGCGGCCGACGAGGTGACCGCGTTCCAAGCCGGCGGGACCTTGGATCAGATCGATCATGTCGCCGTCGCCGCCGTCGATCAGTTCGCGCTTGATAATCTCCCTGTCGTCAACGCTTTGATCACTCTGAACGGTTCGCAAATATTTGAAATCCGAAGCATGAAAACCGACGCTTCGGCTTACCTGCTCGGACTCAAGAAAATCTCTGTCTGAGCCATGAACGTGAAGATCAACATGCGCAGCGCCGAGCAGGCGTTTGCGGGGTTCATCAATGTCGCGTCTCAAATGACCGGCCTCCCAAAGGAAAAAATCATCCTGGCCGAGGCTGGATCCGTGCTCAAGGCATGCGCCGGGGACACGAAGGTTGCACCCATCGCTCAGATTGACCGTGGCGCCACGTTGCGCGCGCTCCGCGGCTCGGGATTGACGGGCGGGGGTAATGGCGGGGTGTCTTCCAAAAGCGCCGTCACGATCAATGCAGGCATCAAAGGGCCGTTCGGCCGGGTGTTTATCGGGAAAAAGCAGGGCGGCGGCTTCCGGAGGACCCATGATGCGAACTTTGTGCCGTTGAATCTGCACTATTCCAACGACACATGGCAGGCCCTGCAGGGTATTATCGACGAAGCGAAGGCAAAAATCTCGGTCGCGATCACGAAAGCCCGCGGAAGCGCTGCCCTGGCGCGTAAATCATGGATTCAGATCGCCGACACCCTCGGAATCAGGCTCGAGCGTGTCCCGGGCGGCAACTTGTCGGCGAGCGCAATCGCCCAAGCCAGGCACGCAAGCGCCGGCGGCAAAGAGGCGAACAACGGCGCGAGCACGGTGCAAAAGACCAATACCCGTTACGCGGTGACCCTGATCAACCAATTGCCGTATGGTCAGAAGATCGGATTTCAGCAATTGCTCGCCGTGAAGATCGCCGGCCGCGTGAGATACTTCCGGACCGCCCTTGAAAAGGGGTTCAAGGGTTCGCTCGAGGAGACGACCAAGCGTTTCCGGGGCTGGACAGTCAAATAATCCGGGTTTTTATTCAGATTTGCCCACAAATTATTCATTCCCATGAGTTATTCACCGTTTATCGACCTCTATGATTTTCCCGGGAAGATGGAAACATGCTGGCAATCGATACTTGTCGCGGCCCTGGCCGGACAATCCATCGGCGGGGTACAAGTTGTGATCAACCGGAACCCGGCGATCCTGGCCACGCCGCGGATTGAACTTATTTTTGCGACCGGTCCCGCGATGCAGCAACGAACGACGGCCGGGCAATCCGGTGCGAACCGCAAGCAGGTCCCGAATGCGTTTGAAGGTGTCCTTTCGGCTAAGGTCTTCACAACCCGGCCGCTGGTCACGGACAATGCCGAACTTCATGCGGTTCTCGTCGCCTTGGTCATGTGGCAAATGAGCGCCGGCGCCCGTGTGGTGAATGGCACCAATCTTCCGGGCCTGCAGATCCTCGACATGCTCCCGGAAAGCGCGACCCCGACCGTTTACGATCCGAAATCTCAGGATGAAACGAATATCAGTTTCCATGTCTGGTTTGCCATCGTGAACAGCGCCTGGCCGCAAGAGTCTTAGCCGCAAAGCTGAAAGTCAGTGGACATCGCCGGAGGGGTAACGCGTCAAACGACCTCGACCCTTAAATAAAATGGCCTACGTACCCTTTCAAGACGGCACCCAAGCTTTCGGCATCCCCGATTCACCCGTAACCGTTTCCGCGGTCGACTACATCGCCGAAGATATCCAGATAAACGCGAATTCCTCAGTCGTCGAGATCAAGGACCCGAATGGAGTCCCAACCGGTCAGGTATTTATCCCCGGCGTGACGACCGGTTCGGCCAAACTTCAGCTCGCGACGCTATCCACCGCGATTCCCCCTCGCCAAGGAACTTTCAGTCTTCAGGGCGCCACATGGATTCTTGAAAACGTCGGCACGTCCTACACCCAGGGGAATTACACTTACGTCAACGTCACTTTCCGGATGCAGATTAATTCCTGATGGTTTGACCACTTAGGAGCGCCCCAAGATGGCCGGACTTTATGACCTCATTCCCGGCCTGAAGGAGGCCGAAGACCAATACCGCGCGGACAGTTACGAAGCGTTCGCCAAGCTTGAGGCGCCGATTTGCGGCCGGGTGGAAATCCTGCCATTCACGCCGCAAATGTTCATCGAATTGGACGGATGCGACAATGCGGTTTTCAAGAAGAAGGATGAGGGCGTTCCCGCGGCCGATTTGATGATTTTTCTTTGGCGGACGTCGCCCAATTATTGCCGAGATGCTGAACTTCGCCGGCTCTTTTTGGTTTCGCTGGCTGATTTGGAATACAAACAGGCGGTGAACGAGGTGCTTTCCTACCTGCAGCGCACTTGGAAGGGAATGCCGCTGTGGCGTTCATCTCATGGCAAAGGCCCGAGCCTCGGCCAGTGGCCTTCCCGGCTTGTGCACATGTTCGGGAAAAACTATGGATGGTCGGAGGAACAGACTTTGAACACGCCTTTCCGTCGCCTCTGGCAGTATGCGAACCGAATCCTTGAGTCCGACGACCCGAAATATTCCGAGATGTCGCGCGACGCTCAGAAGATCCGCGGCGACTGGTTGCGTGATCGGAACGAAAAGCGGCAGGCAGAGGCCGCGGGAGGCGCAAACTAATGTCTTTCGGACCGTCAGTCCAGGGAACGCTCGGAATGGACGTTTCGCAG